CCTCATCACCCGCCTCGATAACCTGTCGATCTACACGCAGGAAGGCACCCGCCGGCGCACCATCGTCGACAACCCCAAGCGTGACCAGATCGAGAACTACGAGAGCTGGAATGAGGCCTATGTGGTCGAGGACTATGGCTACGTCGTCCTGATCGAGAACATCGTCTTGGGCGCGAAGCCGGCCTGATCGCCGGCTGACGCCCCACCCCCGTAGCCCGCCCTCCCCAGGAAACAGCGATGAGCCTCGCCCGCCAGCACCGTGCCTATCACGAAGCACTAGCCGCTGCCCGTCCTGATGAGGAGGGCGGGCTCGCCCCGCTCGTGGAAGCCATGACCGAAGCCGCCGCGGGCGTCGCCGCGGCGACCGGCCGCGAGCACGTCCTCGCCATGGCGCGGCTCACCAACGACCGGCGCCGCCTTGAGGAAATCCAGTCGATCGAGCGCAAGATCGAGGCGAAGCGCGGCATGTTGCCCGAGTACGGCGACTATATCGCGGGCGTTCTCGCGGCCGGCGCCGCTGGCGCCGACCCGCTGCCCGACGACGTGATCGCGTACGTCATGGTGTGGTCGATCGACACCGGTGCGTTCCCGGCGGCCCTGTCGATCGCCGAGCACATGATCGGCCACCAGCTGCCGATGCCGGCAAAGTTCCAGCGCACCACGGCCACGCTGGTGGCCGAGGAGATGGCCGAGGCCGCGATCAAGGCGCTCGCCACGCCGGACACCCAGGCCGACCTGGACACGCTGCTCGCGGTGGACGAACTGGTCGCCGACCAGGACATGCCGGACGAGGTCCGCGCCAAGCTCAAGAAGGCGCTGGGCCTCGCCCTGGTGCGCCGCGCCGAGCAGCCGGACGAGGGCAGCGGCATCGCCGGCGTCCAGCGCGCCGCCCAGGACCAGGCGCTCGCCGCCTTCCGGCGCGCCGTCGAGCTGGACGGGCGCGTCGGCGTGAAGAAGCAGATCGAGCAGCTCGAGAAGGCGCTGAAGAAGACGGACGCGCCGGCCGGGTCCGCCCCCTCCGATCCGGGCACCGGCGGCGACACCCCGCCGACCGCCTCCCCCGATGCTGGCCCCGACGGCGCGGACGCGCCGCCGGCCGCCGGCTGATGCCTCGCCCCCCGGCGCTCGGCGGCGGAACGAACGGATGCCAGGCCAAGGGGCCGCACGCGTCCGACCCGTTCCCCACCGCCGAAACCGGGGGGTGAACCGAGAGCGAGCATGAGCGCCTTCGTCACCAAGCCCAACACGCCGCCGCCGGCGGCCGAGCCGCCCATCACGGGAGACGGCTTCTTCCCGGCCGTCGATCCCGCCAAGGTCCGGTCCGAGCAGCGCGTGCCCAACGAGGTCACGCCCGATCGCCTGCGCGCAGCCGTCATCAACGGCATGATCTCCGCTGGCCGCGACCTTGCCGTGTGGCAGGCCGCCCAGCTCGCCGCCGGTTACGGCACGCTCGCCGACGTGCCCGCGCCCCGGATCGACGGCGCGAGCATCAACCTGGCGCTCTATTTCACCGCAGTCGGCTGCTACGCCAAGGCCCGCCTGGTCGATCGCATGCGCGACGTGGACACCACGCCCGCCGGCGACCGGTCGGCCGACCGGCTCGAGCCCACGGTGAGCGAGCTGCGCCGCGACGCGATCCATGCCGTCCGCGACATCATCGGCGAGGGCCGCACGATCGTCGAGCTGATCTGATGGCGGTGACAGGCGCCATCGCGTCTCAACAGGGCGAGACGCTCGACGCCGCCGCCTGGCGCGCGCTGGCGTTCGGCCCGGCCGATATCGGCCCGCTGCTGGTCCTCAACCCGGGCCTCGCGGATCTCGGCGCCGTCCTCCCGATCGGGACCAGCATCATCGTCCCGGCCGCGACCACGCCCGCCCCCACCATCGTCGACCAAATCCAACTCTGGGACTGAAGCCATGCTGTTCGCCCTCCTTCATTGGCTGTTCGCTCTGCCCGGCCTCGCCTGGGTCGTGGTTTCACACACCCCTGACCATCTGGTGGCGCTGGCCCGCTGCGCGCGCGCCGCCTGCACGCTCCTCCAAGACCACACGCTCCTGGAGGTGATGCAGCGCGCGCTGCGCATGGCTTCGGCCGTCGTCGCCGGCAGCGTGCTGGTCTTCTGGACGCCGTCGGCGTGGCGGGTGCTTCGGGGCCGGGAAGTCGGCCGCGACGAGATGCGGGCGCTGGCGGTGCTGTTCGCGCTGGCGGTGGCCATCTTCAACAGCCTCAACCTGCTGCCCAGCTTCGGCATGCTGACCCGGCTCCGGGCCAGCGTGTTCGCCCACGTGGTGATGCTGACGGCGCTCTGCCTGACCATCTACCTCAACCAGCGCGACACGCCCGGCGTGAAGGTCGGCCGGGTTTTCCTGTCCCACCTCCTCCTGGTGGCCTTGTGCGGCGCGTTCGTCGCGGTGACCCGGTGAGTGCCCTCGTCGGGCTGCTCCATGCGGCGACGATCTTCGGGCTGCTGCTGGGCACGCTCGGCCGCTTCGGCTTCGCGCTCAACCAGGGGCAGGCGATCACCCGCAACCAGGTGGTGGGCCAGCTGCTGATGCTCGGCATCTGCGGACTGCTGGCCGAGACCGGCAACGATGCCGTCGCGCTCGCCATGCCTGGTGCCGGGTCCGACACGTCGCGCGCGCTCGTCGGCGCCGGCCGCGCGCGGATCGCGTCGCAGGCGGTGTCCCGCTTCGCCAAGAACACGGAGGCCGAGCTGAAGAAGCGCCTGCCGGCTCCCCCAACCGACCAGGAGCCGCGCCCATGACGCCAGAAGCCTTCTTCTCGCTCGTCCTCCGCACCTGGGCGGGCGGCCTGTCGCTCGATCGGGACGACAACGGCAACTGGTACCTCGCCGGCGCCGCCCAGCAGCGCAAGGGGCAGGGGATCTTCTGCGGCTCCCGCTTCGACGTGACGGCCGCCTGCCTCGCCCAATATCGGGGCACCCCGCACATCCTGCCCGCGGACATCGCGAGCCTGCGCTTCGAGGAGGCGGTGAACGTCTTCGGCGCGCTCTACTACCGGGGCGCCGGCTTCGACCAGCTGCCCTTCTCGCCGCCGGTGGCGATGGCCACCGACTTCGGCTGGGGCTCCGGCGTCGATCGGGCGCAGCGCATGGTGCAGCACGTGTGCGGCGCTGTCCAGGACGGGAACATCGGTCCGAAGACCGTGGCCGCCTGGAACGCCTGGGTCGCGCGCGTCGGGCTCGAGGCGGCCGGCGCCGCCATCGCCGCCCAGCGGAACGCCTGGTACCTCCAGTGCGTCAACGCGATCCCGACCAACCGGAAATACCTGAACGGCTGGCGCAACCGCACCGCCTGGTTGGCGCCGGGCGGCGCGTTGTGGCGCGCCTGGTGATCGCCTGATGCGCCGCTCCGCCCGCGTGTCCACGGTCAGCGCCGTGCAGATCCCCGAAAGCGGCGCCGACGCGCTCGAGATCCGCACGGACCTGGCCGAGCCCCGCGAGCGGGCCTTCTACCTCCGGCCGGATAGTCCCCGGCCGGAGCTGATGACGCCGATCGCCTGGGGCGACCATCGCGCCTGGTACCAGCTGGGCGGGCGCACGATCGTCGCGCGCAAGCTCGACTACAACTTCGATCCGGACGCGCCGCTCGCATGAGGAAGCCCGACAGCCTCCGCGCCTTCCTGGTCGCGAACGTGCCCGGCATGGTGGACGATCAGGAGAAGCTGGCCATCTTCGTCGACAAGGGCGGCGTCATCTGCCGGCCGACCAGGACCATCAACTTCGAATATCGCTACACCTTGAGCGTGTGCCTCATGCCGTTCACGGGCGACGTGGACGATCTGATCGTCCCGCTGCTCGCTTGGGTGGCCGACAACCAGCCGGATCTTCTGTCCAGGGAGAGCGGCCCGTTCGGCTTCGACGCCGAGATCCTGGACCAGGACGCGACCGACGTGACGATCACGCTGGCGTTGAGCGAGCGCGTGAAGGTCACACCCAAGGAGGATGGGGGCTTCGAGGCGGTCAATCTCGACGAGCCGACCTTCCCCGACCAGTTCGCCGACGTGACCGCGCTCCTGCGCCAGCTTTACCTGAACGACGGGCTGGCCCTGGAGAGCACCGACCCGGCCTGGCTCGCCAGCAAGCCGTGAGCGACACCGTGCCCGATCTGGGCGAGATTTCCCGCTTGGCGAGCACCATGCTGGCCCATCTCACCCCGGCCGAGCGCCGGCGCACGTTGCGCACGATTGCGCGCGCGATCCAGAAGAGCCAGCGCACCCGAATCGCCGCCCAGAAGGAGCCCGACGGCGAGCCCTTCAAGCCTCGCAAGGCTAAGCCGGTCAAGGAGGGCAACCACCCGCTCAAGTTCCTCTACCCCAAGGGGGAGGACAAGCCCCGCGTTTGCCTGGTGAAGCGGTGGGTGCACGCCGGCAAGGCGTTCACCGGGTTCGACGTGGAGGTGGGGGCGATGCGCACCTTCGATTGGGACAAGGTCGCGCGCTACCTGCCGATGACAGCGGCAGACGAAGCGAAGCCGGCCGGCCCGATGCCGAAACGCGGCCGGTTGCGATCCAAGGCCATGTTCCGCAAGCTGCGCGGCGCGCGTTTCCTGAAGGCCGGCGCCAGCAGCGAGGAAGCCTGGGCCGGGTTCGACGGCCGTGCCGCCAAGGTGGCGCGCCCCCATCAGGATGGTGGCCAGGACGAGGCCGGACCCGGCGGCCGACTGATCCGCTATCCGCGCCGGACGCTGATCGGCCTCACCCCCGCCGATCGGGAGAAGCTGGCCGAGCTGGTGATCGGAGCCGTCGCCCCCTAATCCGCTGTTGTGGAGAGCCACTCCACAACCCCATCGCATGGCGCCCGGCCGAGCCCCCTGCCGATGTGCCGGGATGGCCGACACCTTCACCGCCGTCGATCTGTCGCGCCTGCCGGCGCCGAGCGTGGTGGAGACGCTCGATTTCGACACGATCTATGGCGAGATGCTGGCCACGCTCCAGCAGCTGCTGCCCGACTTCGACGCGACCGTCGAGAGCGACCCGGCGGTGAAGGTGCTCCAAGTCGCCGCCTACCGCGAGATGCTGATCCGCGCCCGGGTGAACGATGCGGCGAAGGCTGTCATGGTCGCGTTCGCCACCGGCGCCGATCTCGACAACCTGGCCGCCGTGTTCGGCGTCACGCGCCTGCAGCTGACGGCGGGCGATCCGACCAACGGCATCGCCGCCACCTTCGAGAGCGACGTCGATCTGCGCCGCCGCCTCACGCTCGCCCCCGAAGGCTATTCCGTGGCGGGCCCCGCCGGCGCCTATATCTTTCACGCGCTCTCGGCCGCGTCCGACGTGCTCGATGCCAGCGCCACCAGCCCCACGCCTGGCCAGGTGGTGGTGACCGTGCTCTC